AGCATAGGCTGGGCCCCCTACAGCAAACTATCCGTCCACACGGCGCGGCCGGCGATCATCGTGCGGTCGTCGGGCGGCAAGACCTTGTCGGGGTGGGCGATCTTGTCGGGATTATCGCTGCGCATAATCCAGGTCTGCCGCCCCATAGAGGGATGGAAGTCCCATATCAAACGCTTCAGCACGAGACCATCGTCGGGCTTGCAGATAGCGAAGATCTTTCCGTCTCGAGGCTCCGTGTCAGCCAGATTGAGCAGGACGACGCGACCGTCCTGAATGGTTGGCGCCATGCTGCCGCCAGATGCATAAATGATCCGGGCGGCATGCTCCGGAACGCCAAAATCGCGCAAGCTGGAACGCTTGAAAGCCAGGCCGCCTTTTACGACGACGTGATCTTCAAAGCGCCCGTCTCCACAAGCGGCTGCCATATCTAATTGGGGCACGAAAGCGAACTCTTCTTCGGTTGGATGTGGGAGATCCTGTTCGCTCAGATTATGCCGGTGCTGTGTAGGCGTTTGCTTAATTACATCACTATTTGGGTCGCTGATCGGCTTATCAAATAGGCCGGCGCCGTGCTTGGACGCAAGCGCGCTCTCGATACCGAAATCGAAATACAGATTTGGCAGCCCGAGCGCTTTCTCGAGCTTGCGCGCTGCACCCTCCCTGAACCCAGCGCCGCCCCGATAAGTCGTGCTGAGCATCTGCCTCAATCTTGTCGCGTCCACCGCTAGCGGGTGCGCACGTGCGAACGCTGCGACATTGCCGCCCGTTTCCTTATCTACCAGCTCCTGTAGCCGCGCGCGGCGGTATGCATCGATATCCATGGTGGCATTAAAACCGAAAACTAGCATTTGCTGTGATAGCAAATCCTATTGTTTTGCGAGCAAGTGCTTGCGCTGCGCGAGAGCAAATGCTATCGTTAAGGCCATGAACACTTTCCACGCCTACTTCAAATCCCTGACCAAGGACGAGCGCAAAGCCATCGCCGATCAGGTCGGAACGTCCGTCGCCTATCTCTGGCAGATCGCCTATGAGCAGCGCCGGTGCGCTGAATCTATGGCAATCGAAATCGAGAAGGCTTCCAAAGGGGCCATCCGTGTCGAAGATCTTCGCCCCGACGTTGATTGGGCGTACATCCGGAGTTCCGCTCAGTCCATCGCGGACAGCGAGTTTCAAGGCAATGGCGTCATGCATGACAGCGCGGCCAGCGACGACAGCCAGCCGCCCGTAGGTTCGGGTCCGAATAAGAAGGACAAGCTGGCTCGAATTTCTGTTTAAAAAGACCATAAGTTTTTGGGAAGGCTCCTGATTGGAGTCTTTATTTTCGTTTCTCACTGACTCGTAATTCCACTCGTAAAGCCTTTGAATTTAACTATCGGGGACCAACCAATGCAGATTCAACAAACGCCGAACAGGGCCGCTGCACACGCCTTAGAGGCCGATCCGCGCGGATTTACTCCTTCGTCCGCGCGCTTTCTTCCGAAGGAGGCAATCGCCGCCTGCGCATCTTTCCGTGATGCCGTTTGCCTCGCGTGGGAACACCGGGCACTTCGCGGCATGACGCAAAGAACGCTGGCAGAAAAGCTCGAGATCAAGGGCTCGCACATGTCGAACATGCTCAACCGTGAACCGGTCGACCGACATGGCAAGCCCCGCCAGGATTTGCCAGCTCGGTACATCGCAGAGTTTGAAAGAGAAGTTGGGAACCGTGCTTTGTCTCAGTGGCTGGCGCGGATGGCGATGTTGACGCTCATGGAAGAAGTAATCACTACTCAGAGGGGCCTATGAAATGACAGAAGGCGAGGCGCTTCAGATCGGCCGGCAGGCCGTAGAGGACGCCCGAAAGCGGGTGGGGGTTGACAAAAACGCGCTCCAGAAGGAGTTGGAAGCAAAGATTGAGGCTGATCCGGAATTGTTTGCCGCCTTCGCGTTGGTTGGCAATTTGATTCTCCGGTCACAGCAGGACCAGAAACACTGAAGCAAGCGCCGGTCGGACCGGCCGGCGCCCTAACCCAGATAAGCAGTACTAACGCCTTACAGATACGGAGAACAGGATGAGAGCAGTAATTTTCTTTGCGTCGCTGGCTTGCCTGTGCGCCGTGATTGTTTGGGCTGGCTGTGAACTGATTGTGAGGCTGCCATGAAACGTGACCTGTTGAACGGTCCGTCGACCAAGTGGATCGAGCAGGCCGAACTTGCCAGCAAGATCGCACAGGCCCGCAAGAAGTCCGAGAAACAGCAGTTGGTGAGCCTTCTGTGTGCGTCGCTTGCACGCATGACCGAAAAGCCGAAGCACCGGAGGCCGCTGTGAACGCACCTCGCCGTCTCTCCAGGGCCGAAACACGAATTGCCAAGGCGATGGATTCGCTGGTCAAGAAACTACCGGCTGATGCTTTCCCGATCGCCGATCCTGACCTGGCAACACTGTCGGAACTGTTGCATCGCATGCAGATGTGTCAAGAAGATACGCCGGCAACGCGGATGGCTGGTGAGGCTATCCGTAGGCTTCGCGCTTATTTGTTGAAGGGGAAGTGAATGGTTGATCGCGCGGCCCCGTATCCGGCCGATACGCGTGCGAAAGGCTGGCGATTCGAGCTCGACCTAGAGCGGATCGATCAGTCTGACACGTGGGCATTGACGCCACCGGATTTGCGGCCATGGCTGCTGATGCTTTGGGCATCGGCATGGAGACAAACGCCTTGTGGTTCCTTGCCCGATGACGACGCGCTAATCGCGGTTCGCATGGGCATGAAGGCCTCAGTCTTCGCCAAACATAAAGCCACGCTGCTGCGCGGCTGGTGGAAGGCTGCAGACGGTCGCCTGTATCACGAAACAATATCGATCCGTGTCGCAGAGATGTTGGCCGCACGCGACAAGGAACGTAACAGGAAGGCCGAGTACCGGAAACGGAAGGACGCGGAAGAAGGAAGGAGTCCCGATGCAGTCCCCCCGGAGTCCCGTGGGACAAATGAAGGACAACTAACGGACTCCGGGGGGAAGGACGACACCAGTACCAGTACCGGTAAAGAAGAACCCCCCATACCCCCCGATGGGGGGCTTTCTGAACCCGTCCAATCCAAGACGAAAAAACGGAGCGCGATTGCATTGCAGACCTTTCTCGACGAGTGCAAGGCAAAAGGCGAAAAGCCGATTCTGAAAAACGATCCGGTTTTCGCGTATGCCGACGAGACGGGTATTCCTGACGAGTTCCTTCGCCTTCACTGGCTGGAATTCAAGGAGCGGTACACGGCCACCGGTGCGAAACGCTACACGGACTGGCGCTCCGTCTACCGCAAGTCGGTACGTGGTTGCTGGTTCAAGCTTTGGTTCCTGCGCGGCGACGGCACTTGCGGCCTGACGACGCAGGGTGAGCAGGCAAAACGATTTCACGGTAAAGACGAATGAACGCACCTGATAGATTCATCGAACAGCAACGCGAAGTTCCTGCCTCTGTCGAAGCCGAGCAGAGCGTCTTGGGCGCCCTGCTCTCCGACAACGATGCAGTCGACCGTATCGGCGATCTTAAGGCCGAGCACTTCTATCGCTACGACCATCGAATCATTTTTGAGCACATCACGAAACTGATCGTCGCCGCCCGTACTGCCGACATGATTACTGTGTTCGAGGCGCTGGGCTGCTCGGGTAAGGCCGATCAGACGGGCGGCCTGTCGTATCTGAACACGCTAGTTCAAAACACCCCTGGCGCTGCTGGCATCGCCCGGTGGGCGGAAATCGTTGTAGATCGCTGGAAGCTGCGCGGAGTTTTGTCGGCAACTGACGAGGTGCAGGAAATGGTGTTCAACCGTGCCGGCAAGACGGTATCGGACATCATCAGCGAGGCGCAAGCCAAGTTCGAACCGCTGGCCGAGGCGAAGACCTTCGAGCCGCGCATGCCCGGACCGCTGTTGACGGAGATCGTCACGGAAATCGACGATCGCTTTCATGGTGCGCCGCTGTTGGTGACGTCGACCGGCTTTAACGATCTTGACGCGAAGCTGGGCGGCGGTCTGCGCGGTTCCGAATTGGTGATCGTTGCCGGCCGCCCCTCGATGGGCAAGACGGCGTTCTCGATGAACGTCGCCGGGAACGTCGCGCAGGATGGCGGCACGGTGCTGGTGTTCTCGCTCGAGATGTCCGGTAAGGCGCTCCATCAGCGCAACATTGCGCGCATCGGCGGGATTCCTCTCGGCCACGTTCTGGACGGTAAGAAGATCACGGACGGCGACTGGCCGCGGCTAACCCACGCCGTTTCTGTCATGTCGGAAATGATGCTGCTGGTGGATGACACGTCCGGCCTGTCAATGGCTGAAATCGCGAGCCGAAGCCGGACTGTGAAGCGCCGTTATGGTCTGAACATGGTCGTCGTCGACTACATCGGCCTGATGACGGGCGGCACGGAAGAACGGCAAGACCTGAAGATTGGCGCTTACTCTGCGGGCCTGAAGGGTCTCGCCAAGCAACTGGACATTCCGGTTATCGCGCTCGCCCAGCTCAACCGAGGCGTTGAGCAGCGCCCGAACAAGCGCCCGACCATGGGCGATCTTCGCGACTCGGGAGCCATCGAGCAGGACGCCGACATCATCCTGATGCTGTACCGCGATGAAGTCTACAACCCGGATACGCCAGATCGCGGCACCGCAGAAATCATCGTTGGCAAACAGCGCAATGGGGAGACGGGCCCAGTTCGGCTCGCATTCATTGGCGAGCATCAGAAGTTTGCGGATATGGCGCCGGGATATGTGTCGGCACCACACAGGCCCCAAGAGAAAGCTCGAAGGGGATTTGAATGACAGACAAGGACCTGGCCGATGTCATCGAAGAAATTGCCGGATGGTCATTGCAGGCACGCCGCGAGTACATCGCCAGCATCGAAAAAGCTTTCGGCACACACGCAGCATCGCAGATAAAGGAAGCGCTCCAGGCGCTTTGGACTGAACGGAAGTAATGGGGGTGGGGAATGGAAAAGATAGCGAACACGGCGGGTAGCAGTACTAAAGGCGTGGTGTTCACGGTGCCCGGCGTGCCGGTTGGCAAGGGTCGACCAAAGTTCTCGCGTCACGGCGCGAATGTGATGGTGCGAACGCCCGAAAAGACAGCGAACTACGAGAACTTGGTCAAGTTGGCCGCCGCCGAAGCGATGGCCGGCAACGCGCCGATGAAGCGCCCTGTCGCCCTGCTGCTGACGATGAACATGCCGATTCCGGCGAGCTGGTCGAAGAAGCGCCAGGAATTGGCGACGCGCGGTCTGATAGGTGCCACGGTCAAGCCGGATCTGGACAACGTTTGTAAGGCGATCGCTGACGCGATGAACGGCATAGTTTACCAAGATGACAAGTTGATCGTCTCGGCGACGATCGTGAAGCAATACGGGACCGTTCCACATGTCGCGGTGCGGGTTCAAGAATATGCAGAAAAGGAGTGCGCATGAGCCGCAGCCAGAAACCGCGCCACAAAAAACGCACACCGATCTACGTCAACCCGAACGCCTGCATGATCGCGCTCGAGCGTTTCAAGGTACTGCGCAAACCAGTCGACGAAGAGTTCGCGAGCAGCTTTGATCTTGCTGCGCTGACTGCGCTTGATGCCGTTGCGCGCGGCGTCGGAACAACCGATCAATGGGACACGCTTTCCCGCTGCATCAATCAGGCATGGTTGCTCGCGCGGGGCGGCTGCGGCACCGAGGCTACGCCAGCACTCGTCGCGGCGCAGGAAGCCATGAAACGCATGATTCCCGGATTCCGGGCTAACAGGAAGTTGCTGTTCGTTTCAGATGCTGATTTGCGCGCAGTTGAAGCGGCTCTTTCGCTGTGGGCAGAGCAAATCCGACTCACAACAATCGGCGAATTCACCGCGGCGACGGAACTGGTCGAGCGCGAATACTGGACTCATCGGGAGGCCGCGTAATGTCCAAGCCCAAGACAAAAATCTACGAAATCGTAGAGCTTATCCGCTTGCACGGCCCGGTATCGCCGAACCGTCTGACGGAACTGACGGGCGACTTCCGTCAATCGGTAGACCGCTATGTGCGACAGGCACATCTCGCAGAAATGATCCATGTATCCGGATTCGGACCCAACCCGCTTGGCATCAACCGCGACGTCAAGTTGTATTCGATTGGTCAAGGTGTGGATGCTCAGAAGGCCGGCAAGTCAGCAAATGCCGCACCGCGCAAGAAAAACATTGCGCCCGGGTCGCGTCGCTGCAAAACCTACTCAGAGGCCGAAAAGCGGATTCTGCGTGAGATCAAGTCCAGCGGAAAGACCGTTAAATCGCAGATGCATCGGATGCCGGGTCGCACGTTGTGGGGCGTTGAGCGTGCGATTGCTGACCTGAAAGGCAAGAAAAAGCGCGGTTGCACCTCATGGATATGGACCGCAGTTATCGCGCTTCTCAAAGAAGACGACGACCTGTCAACGAAAGAGATTGCCGAATACATCGGGTGCACTCAGCGTCAGGTGGCCAATCTCCTGACCGCGAATCACGCGGAGAAAAACCGCAGCATCCATATCTCGAGATGGCAGACACGTACCGGAGCCCCAGTAGCCAAGTGGAGTTTCGGGAACCATCCGGATGCCGCCCGGCCTGCACCGTGCAGCGCAGAAGAGGAATTGCTTAGGGCGCGGGCAAGACGTCAGATTCGCAGCGCTAGATCCAATCCGTTTGCTGTCGCGATTAATCAACTGCGGGAGTTAGCGTGAGCCCCGAACACACAGACCTGACCACTCAGGAAGTCGGCGCCAAGGCTGCGATGCTCAACATTAGCGGCAAGCCAGAGAGCCTTATGGAACTGATCGTATGGGCCCAGCGTCGCGCTCTCGCCCATACCGCTACTAATGAAGAGAAGGAGGCTGTCAATGAAGTTGCTCGTTAAACCTTTGCTGCGGCTTCATGAGAACGCCCGCAGCACACCCTATTACGATTTGCCGGGCTACATGCTGCGGGATTGGATTCTCGGCTACCGAAGCCCGGAGCGGAACGGCGATAACCCGCTGTGGAAAGAAGGCTTCCGCCCGAAGTCGGGAGCGCTCTACCGCTGGCTGTGCCGGAACATCGCTATCCGCGCCCACACGATCCTTCGCAGCGACTCTGACAGGCATCTGCATGACCATCCGTCGTGGTCGCTGTCGGTGGTTCTGGATGGCGGGTATTGGGAAGTGTTCGAGCCGACCATGTTTGCCCTTCGCCGCAAGAGCTCATACGAATTCCTGCTGAGCCTGTGTGCCGCCCATGATCCCGACGATTGGGATAAGGACGAGCTCGAAACCTGCAAAGAATTCGGTATTTATTGGCGCGGTCCGGGTGCTGTCGTCCTGCGTCGTGCAAATTGTTTCCACCGCTTGATTCTGCCGAAAGGCTCAATCGCGAAATCGATCTGGGTTCAAGGCAAGAAATCCAATAGCTGGGGCTTCAAAACGCCGGAGGGGAAAGTCTACTGGCGCACCTATCTGGGACTGGACAAGGAGCAGGCATGAATTGGTTTGACGCGGGCGGGTATTTGGTTGTGTCTGTGTTCGCATGCGCGGGCACTATCAGTTTGGTTCTCTGTTTAAAAGTCATATTCGCCGGAAAAAAGGAACAGGCATGAGAGACCTACCCCAAATCATTGCCTTGGTGGGCAACGCAGGTGCTGGCAAGTCGACGGTGGCTGAATACCTTCAGGAAGTCCACAACTACAAACTCGTCAAGTTCGCGGGCCCGCTGAAGACCATGCTTCGCGCGATCGGTCTGGATGACGAGGAAATCGAAGGCTCGCGTAAAGAGGTGCCGTGCGATCTGCTGTGCGGCAAGACACCGCGCCACGCCATGGTCACGCTCGGCACTGAGTGGGGCCGCGACCACATCTGCGCCGACTTCTGGTCTGGGCTGTGGCAGGAAGAAGCGGCAGCGCACATCAATTCAGGGCACGTCGTGGTAGTGGACGATTGCCGATTTCCCAATGAGCTTGCTGCCGTGCAACGTATGGGCGGCATCGTGTGGCGCATCGTTCGCCCGGAACACGCCGGCTCGTCGATCCCGACGCACCGCAGCGAAGGCGCGCTGGCCGCTCACTATGATTCCATGCGCGAACTTGTCAACGACGGCGACGTCTGCGCGCTGCATCTGAAGGTGTTTGATGCGCTGCGGGCTGAGTTGAATGCGGAGGCGGCATGACATTCAAATCCGAATTCAAAGGCAACGAAACCGACCGCAGCGGCACCGCAACATTCGAGGTCGGCACGATCAAGCGCGATATCCCGTTTGCTGAATTCACCCAGTATCACGCAGTGGCCCAACTTTTGAACGAAGCCCGGCAGGTTGGGCGCGAAGAAGCCGCCAAGGAGTTTGCATGGCGGGCGAAAAATTGGTTGCGGGAAATGGGGGTGGAGTATGTCAATCACGCTTGAGCGGCTGCGGGAGGTCTTGCACTACGATCCGCTGACCGGAATTTTCACCTGGCGAGTCAAGCAAGGGAGAAATGGACCCGGAAAGCGCGCTGGATCTGTCAAGAAGGATGGTTATCGTGACATCGGCATCGACGGAAAAACATATCGCGAGCATCGGCTAGCCTGGATGTACATGGAAGGCGAGTTTCCGGAATTGGACATTGACCATAAGAACAGAATTCGAGCCGACAACAGATTTTCGAATCTTAGGCCCGCTACGGTTAGTGAAAACGGGCAGAACCGAACAGCCAAGGGCGTAACTTTTCACAAGCAAACCAGAAAGTGGCAAGCTCAAATCAGGGTCGATGGGAAACACATTTATATCGGGCTGTTTCCTGATGAAAAGTTGGCGATCAATGCGTATCTTGACAAGAAGGCGGAATTTCATCCCTTCTTCAACGAAGTAATTGCCGAGGAGGCGTCGTGACCGACGAAGGCGAAATCAACATTTTTAAAGCACTTGATTTCATCAGGGATCAAGCGCCCGCCTACGCCCAAGCTAAGGCCCAGCGCGTCTATCTCGAGAACTTCCGAAAGAGCAAGAAGGCATTGCTGATGCGCGCCGCTGAGATTCGCGGGCACAAGACGGCGGCAATCCAGGAGCGCGAAGCCTATGCGGATGACGGCTATGTCGAGATTCTGGCGGCGCTTCAGGTGGCGACCGAGGAAGAGGAGCGGCTGCGCTGGATGATCGTAGCGGCAGAGGCGAAGATCGAATGCTGGCGAACCATTGAAGCGAATCGTCGCGCGGAAGCGAGGGCACTGTGAAAAACAGCCACGTTTTCACCATCCTATCCGCTGTCTATATCGCTCCGCGCGTTACGCCGATCTTTGGCATCTGCATTGGCATCTACTTAGGTGCATGGGCCATTTATCACGTGTGGAAAGAATCATGACCCTCACCCGAAAAGCCCCGATGAAGCGTAGTCCCTTCTCCCGCAAAGGCTCACCCTTCTCGCCCGACCGCCAAACATTCGAGCGCAACCATGAGGCGCGGAAGCGGCTCAAGAGTAAGCCGAAGCGGCCCACGGTTGCGGAAGGGTCGAAGTATCTGGCGGCTTGTAGAGGGGAGGATTGCTATCTGCGCGTGAACAGCGTTTGTATCGGCTCAGTAGGCGGAACCGTAGTTCCGGCGCATAGCAATCAATCACGGCACGGAAAGGGCATGGGGATCAAGGCGCGCCACGAATTCACTGTGCCAGGCTGTATGACATGCCACGCATGGATTGATTATGGAAGCGCGGAACGGGACGTCAAATTCGGCGTGTGGGATCGCGCATACGAGAGATGGCAGCCGGTGCGGGCCAGAAAAATGGAATTGGTTGAACAACAAGAGATGGAAGCAGCGTGACGAACAGTAGCAGCAACCTTTTGCCATGCCCATTCTGTGGCAGCCAAAACGTAGCGATGAACAGCGAGCACGATAGCGACACCGGAGGCGTTTTCCTGTCAATCAAATGTCAAACGTGTCATGCATCGAGCGGCGCAGGATTTTCTACCAATCCATGCCCGCTTACATATCAGGAAGTGAGAGATGCGTGGAATCGCCGGGAGGCCGCAAAATGAGTCGAGTGCCGACAGCAATCTTCCTGTTCGACAAAACGGGAAACATGGCCCAGCCGTGGCGCGACGCCGGCTATCGCTGCATCTGCTTCGACGTTCAGCACGTTGGCAAGACAGTCAAGGATGGGATTCTCTTCATCCATTGGGATGCCCTGCTAGGCCTGCCGACCATTCCGCCCGACAGCCTGGTGGAGTTCGTGTTCGCCTTTCCGCCCTGCACTCATCTGGCCGTCAGTGGGGCGCGCTGGTTCCAAGGCAAGGGCCTTCGCTCGCTTGCTCAGTCAATCGAGATGTTCGCATCGGCCGCGGAGTTCTGCGACGAGATGGGCGCGCCTTACGGTATCGAGAATCCCGTATCGACCATCTCTACATATTGGCGCAAACCGGACTATGCGTTCCACCCGTACGACTACACCGGATTCGAGCTGGCGGACAACTACACGAAGAAAACTTGCCTATGGACCGGTAACGGTTTCGTGATGCCGGCGCCCAATCGCGCCGCGGGCCTAGAAAAGCCCGACAACCGAATTCATGCGGCACCGCCGTCCGACGACCGCAGCGATATTCGAAGCGCGACGCCTCTCGGATTTGCTCGAGCGGTATTCAACGCCAATGGGCGACAACTCAATCAGGAGGCGGCATGAACCTTTGTGCGTGTATGGGCCCGCTGCGCGGCGACCCCTATTGCTGGTGTGAAATGCAGCGCCGCGGATTGACGCCGACACCGCCGAGCCAAGAGGAAGTTGACAAACTCAAGGCTGTGTTGGATCAAATGTTCAAGTCCGGCAATGACCAGGAGGCAGCATGACAAATCTAGACGAGCTGGAGCGGCTGGCGAAGGCGGCGCATAACGACGGATGGGAGCATGCCTATGCGCTCGCCGATCGCTGGCAAGACATCCTCGCCCTTATCGCCGAGGTGCGGGCGCTGCGGGAGCGTTTGGAGATTAATCCTCTTTGCGAGTCCGTAGACGGTATCGACGCGCGAGACGTGACGATCGAAGTGTTGCAGCTCGAGGTGGAGTTGCTGCGGGAGGATTTGCAAGCGGCGAAACTCCTCGCGCACGCGAATGCTGAGATGTTCAAGGCAGAGAAATCTGACGGTGAGCGCTATCGTTGGGCCAAGGAGAATAGATGGCCGATGGCGTGTCCGACTGGCTACTATCTTGCAGACGGCGTGATCTACCCATCCGAAGATGATGCTATCGACGCCGCGCGAGGTGCCAAATGACCACCCTGACACCAATGCAGCGCATGCGCGCGGAAGCAAAGATGGACACCGACGAGCTCGACGAGGTATGCGGGTATTGGCGCGGCTATCTCGTCTGGGTCAAACAGGAAGACACGGACGGCCTTTGGTATATCCGCGTCAATCATCCGAACGGCGGCTACCTGTATGACGGCTGGTGGCGCATGCATTGGGATTGTTCGGTGGCCGATGCTGTGGCCGAGGCGTTTCGCGGGGCTGAGTTGCTGGAGGGCGCATGACCACCCTAACCATCTTCCTCGCCGGATTCTGCCTCGCGACCCTCGCATGGGGCATCTTCTACGCGCTGATTATGCTGCATCGGTCACGGTACACGGCGCCGACGAAGCGGAGGAAGAACAGGGATGCGCCGGTGCCAGAGCGTGATCTGCTACTCGAAATGTTTGATGAGCTAAGCCGACAGTCCAAGGTGGGCGAACCGATTTACATGTATGGCGTTACGGGAGAAGAGAGATGAAAGTTAGCGAACTGAGCGGCATGTTATTGGATGCGTGGGTAGCAAGGGCAGAAGGTCATAACGTCGCTACCATTAAGCAAGGCGATGTCGTCGCAGGGTATCAACTGTATTACTACAGCGGCGATACGCCACCGCTCCCAAATTACTCGACAATTTGGGCGGACGGCGGTCCGATCATCGATCGCGAGGAGGGCTCGGTAACACCCGCGTATTGTATTTACACCGATGTTGTCAGCTACTTCGCTTTCATGGGGCGTGGAATAAAGAGGTATCAAGCTTCCGGGCCGACACCGTTGGTCGCGGCGATGCGCGCTTTCGTAGGCTTCAGGTTTGGCGCAGAAGTGCCCGAAGAATGATCACAACTTGCTGATTGACAACGCTTTTCAGTAGGAGTACTGCGCTTTTTGATTTACAATATAGCGTATCAAGAGCGTTGTTTTCCACAACAGATAGTGTGTGCGGGGTTCAAGATGACGCAAGACCAAGCTGAGCAGGTAGAGGAATTGCTATGCACATGGTTCGCATGGCAGTGCCGCCAGTCCATTGCTATGCACGCGAAGATGTACTTCCGCGCAGAGGACATGACTTGCCGTCAATACGAAACCCCGCAGTCCGCATCTGACGACGATGAGGATGCTTATCAGTGGGCCGACGACCGCCAATCGGAACAGGTTCAACTTTGCGTCGATGAACTGCCGGCCGAGCAGCGCGCCGCGATCTCTACGAGCATGCGCGTGAAAGAGTCTGGCGCGCAAGTGTGGAGATCGAGCCGCGTTGGCGATCAGCATGCGGTTTATCAGTTGGCGAAGCAGAACCTCTACCCGATGCTGCGGGCACGGCATTTGATTCAGATTCTGGAGGCGGCATGAGAAATCCCTTTGTCCATCGTTATGAGCGCAACGCCATTGGCCGCGACTTCGCCGTGGGCGACATTCATGGGGTGTTCCGCCTTCTGCAAACCGACCTTGACGGCATCGGCTTCGACCCGTCGCGCGATCGGCTGTTCAGTGTCGGCGACTTGGTCGACCGCGGTCCGGATTCTGAGCTCGCGCTCGAATGGATCGCCAAGCCATGGTTTCACGCCGTGCAGGGTAATCACGAGGATATGGCGATTCGCTACGTCACTCCGGGTCAACGGGACGCCACGCACTACGCGGCTAACGGCGGAGCGTGGCTGATCGGCAAGACGCCGCCCGAACAGCAGGAATACGCGATCGAACTGGCCGCCCTGCCCTATGCGATCGAGGTTGAAACGGCTGACGGGCTGATCGGCATTGTTCACGCAGACATTTCTGGCGGGACATGGGGCGAGATGGTCGAGCGCTTCTCTCAGGTGACGAGCAACAACAAGCTCAAGGCAATCACGAATGATGTGCTGTGGTGCCGCGATCGCATCCAGGCGGAAGACGTGTCAGGCGTGCCTGATGTGCGCGCCGTCATCGTCGGTCACACGCCACTCAAGCATGCCGCAGTACTCGGCAACGTCTACCACATCGACACGGGCGCGGTGTTCCGAGAAGGCTACTTCACGCTGATCGACTTGGCGACGCTCGAGACGATCCCGGCGACACCGAAGAAGCTGGATTGGGCGGCATGAAGATCGAATTATCCGAAGCATTCTATCGGCGCATAGCCGAGATGGAAGAGCCGGAAGGCGGCGTCTTTGCTTGCAGTCCGGAAATTTACTCACAGATGACGAAGGAGTTCACAATGACGACGATGCGCGCGAAGTTGCAGGTTGGGATGGTGCAGGAACACATGGGCTGGGTCGAGCCGGGTTCGGACAAGACGCCGGAGAAGGCGAGCGAAACTCTGACCATGCAT